GCCTGCTCGTCCGCTGTAACAATTCTCGCGCTTTGAGCAGCTGCGGCTCCTACTGCTGCCTGTCCGCCAGATGCTCTGCCGGATGCTGTACTGTGTCCCATCGTTATTCCTCCTCAGTAAAGGCCCCACTCGGCGAACTTCTCAAAGCCGCCGATGCGGTTGATGTAGTCTCGTGCAAATTCAACAATCACGTCGTATGGGACACCGCCTACGGCGTCGTCCCCGATAGCGCAGGAAAGCTGTACCGGCGCGTTGTTGGCCTGGGCCATGCAAAATGCGTAGATATTTACGCTTACGTCCGCTTTGGAGAGGTCTTTCCCATGCAAGCCGCCTCCTGTCACGCTCTGGGCCATGTCCGAGCCAAGTTTCCTGTTTGTGGCACCCGTGTCCACGTCCGGCCCGCCTGTCCAAGGTCCGAGAGGGTTTGTCTGGACGTCGAGCCCTTTGAAAGTAAATCCCTTATTGCAGTGGCTCTGGCAAATAATCAGCTTATTGCCGTCGAGAATGTACTTGCCGTCAGTCGGGAACTTTTTGTAAATCTCCCTGGCGATCTGGCTTAGCTTTTTGTCCTCATCTCGAAGCGGCATGCCGCAGAAGATCCCGTTGTCGCCGCAGCGAACCTTTCCGCTCTGGTTTTTCGACAGGTGAACGTCCTGCGGCACGCAGTCCAAATCGACGCCGATTCCTTCCCCGGCGATCCTCCGTACTATGGCATCAGCCTCGTGATCTTCAATACCTACAGAAGATTCGCAGATGATGTGGCACATGCCGTGCCCCAAAAGAACCTCGACTGCAATCTTTGGGTTTTCCTGCTTTGTGTACGCTAGATCAACCAGCGCTCCGGCGATACGGTCCGCCAGCTTGTCTGGATGCGATGGGTTTACTTTCTCGATCATTGTATACCTCCGGTTCGCCGCGTGTGCGGCCTTATTTCGCATTAAGAAAGCAGGCGGGGCGTTTACCCAACCTGCAAAAGAAAAGCGCCACGTTGGCGTTTTGTGCGGCTTCCGTGCTTAGATTCTTGAGCCACCATCCAGCCCGCGACACCATGGTTTGCGAGTCCGGCAGCAAGTGTTCAGCTCGGCTTTTTATATTTCGAGGACAGGAGCCGCTATCTGCCACCCCGATCTGGGAGCTACCCAGCCTCTGGTAGCGGGAGCCGGATTTGAACCGGCGGACTTTTGCTTATGAGGCAAACGAGATACCGCTTCTCTATCCCGCAGTAAAAGTGGCGGTTGTAAAACCCCTTAAGCCGGGGAAACGAGCCGCCTCCGTTTTTTCTCCGAGCATTTCTGCCCGTAGTCTGGTTGCTTTAACGGCCACGTCTACGGCGATTCGCCGCATTTGCTTCCGCGACGCGAGTGGCACGGCGGGCGACTTCCTCATCCGTCGTGTTTCTGCCAAGGATGCGGTTGTTGGCGCGGATGATACGCTCCTGGCGCTCTCTGTCACGCTGGAACTCGGCCCGCTCTGCACGTACGCGGTTTTTCAGCGCCTCACGCGCTCTCGCTTCCGCCGCTTCCCTGGACTTGAAGCGCCTATTCCCGTTTATCGGGGTGACATTGGTGTTTGGTGTCGCCACTCTGGCCGTCCAGCCGATGTTGCCAAACTCGTCACGACCGTATCGTACCTCTGCGGCCCCGACGCCAGCGATCTGGAATGACTTGATGTTTCCATCGCCGGAGAAGGTCGCCCGGTCGATCTCATCCTCGAAAGCCGCGCGTGGATTCGTGACACGTCTCCGGTCAGCTTCATCCATCGCACGGTTGTACGCGTTGAGCCTATCAACAAGGCTCCCCTCGCTGTTAAGCGCCCGTTCTGCTTCCGGGCTGAAGGCTGCTGTGCGCCCGCTGCTTGTAGAATGTCCCATGTTGCCCTCCTATCACCTGGACCGGTTGTTCCTGCGCAGGACCTGGTTGCCGAATTCGTTGTTGCCGACCTGGCGGGCCTCACGCGCCTGCCGCGAAGCGCGGCTGTTCTCCTGATACCGTCTCATGGCATCGGCGACCTGATCCAAGTGCGCCATGTGCATGCGGGTATTGGTTACGCCGCGGTTTTCGCTCGCCTTAAGCGCGCCGCTCTGCTCGGAGGCCCAAGACCGGTTGATCCTGCCGATTCGGCCATCAAAAGCATTGTAGTTGACAATCGTCGCGACGGTGTTCACGGCGCGTTCCTCGCCGACAGATTTCACAAACTTCTCGATGGTCTGGGCGGGCGTTTCATTGTCACGGCGGTTGGCATAGATTTCATCCAGCCTGTCCGCGTCGCTTCTCATCTGCTGATTATAGGCGCGGAGCCTTGCTCTGGCTTCATCAGCGCCTTCTTCTCGGTTCGCCACGGCGCGTCGAAGATCAATGCGATCCGCTTCGGAAAGGCTCTGATTTCCCGCCCCGCCACTGGCGTTTCTTCCACTTGCTGTGCTGTGACCCATTTATCTGTACCTCCTATTGCCAGCCAACGTGCTGGCTCTGCTTGAAGTAACAAGCCCGCGCCCCTCACCGGGTGTCGCGCCTGATCTCGGGTTGTATCTTACGGCGGAAAGGTAGCCCTTGAGCTCCTCCCTTGCTGCGGTTTTCGCTGCAGCAAGGGTTCTATGATACGAGGTCATTGTCGTTTCCTGGCCGTTGTTCATGCGTTCGGCCTGGATGTTGGTGGTCCCCCAGGTTTCAAGTTCGTACTCGTTGTTCTCGCCCTTGGTGATACGCGCCCCGGCGGAATTGATCTCCTGGTCGCGAGGGACCATTTCCCACACGCCGTTGCCAATCTTCTCAAAGCCCTGCCGGTCGATGTTCCGGGAGAAGGACTGAATCTGTTCTGTGGAAAGGCTGCGGACCGCTGTCGGCTCCCTGCCCTCTCGGACGTTTGCTGCCGCCCCTGCGGATTGCCGCCCGCTGGAAGTTGAGTGTCCCATTATCTTCCACCTCCTTAACGCGTCAATCGCCACGGACGTTCAGCGATGTCTTCCGGTGCTGAGCGGTTGCTCAGACGGAAAGGCACTCCGCGCCGGTTTGTATTTGCCGAAACGATACTGTAGCGCCTGCGGCGAAGCATTCTGCCATTCCTGCCAGTGTACGCTTCGTCGTGCGCAGTGTACGTTGCCCAGTTCCCATTATCGTCCTGGACCTCTATCCGCGTACCGCTCGGGTACTGGTTGAGCTGCGTGATCTCTGCAGAAATCTGACCGGCGCTTTTGACGCGGTTTTCGGTGCTCGACCGTGAGGACGCGGCTCGTTCAGCACGCTCAGCCTGCTCCAGTTCATCCAAAATCTGGTTGAACCTGTCTGTCTCCTCTGGCGTCGCCATCCTAACCCCAGCAGCTCTTTCCGCTGCTGTCAAAACGCCGCCGGACGATCTACCGCTCGAAGTTGAATGTCCCATTATCTACCACTCCTATACGAACGTGTCATGTTACGTGCGGCTTCCCGCCCGCGCCGTCTTTCTTCTTCCTGACTCCTGGCGCTGTATTCCGTCGCGCGGATTGCCCGACGAGCGCTTTCAGAAAGCCCCTGGCGTCTTTGGCCAGAGCGGAAGGTCCACCGCGTCGGCTCGTTAAGGCTTGCCCCCGTACCGAGGACGTCTGAAGCCACCGTGGTAACGGTAACGTCGCGGTTCTCGTACTTCTCGCCGGTGTCGTTGTTGACCCGCTCGTAGTGCCACATACCGTTTTCCAAGCGCGTGTACGAGGACGTAATGCTGTGCCACCGGTTGTTCTCCCGGGCTTCGATCACGTTGCCAGGAGCGGCGTTTCTTTCGAGTTCTTCCTCAAACAGGTCCCGATCCGCGCTTGTCAGTGCTCTGCCAGATACTCGGTTGATGGCATCATCGATCATCTGTTGGCTCAACGGCGCTCTTGTCGCCCCACCGCCGGTTCTTCCACTTGCTGTTGAGTGTCCCATGTTGGTACCTCCTTCGGTTTTTGTACGCTATTCATCACTCTGAATCGGCTGGAAGTCAACTTCTTTCTCCAAAACCGCAAATAAAAAGAGAGACGCTTCCGTCTCTCTTACTCGATTTTACTGTTTTCATCATCGGGATCTGGAATCCAGTCCCCATCGAAGAAGCACGGCCCCCTGTCCTCGGGAGGATATTGGACCAGTTCTTCTTCATTTTCCTTCGGTGTAGTACCATCCGTATTTTTCTGCATTCTGCTTCAACCATCCTCTCGCAAAGCTGTTGATGTCATTTCTGTACGCCTGCTTGGCGGCTGGTGTTTTAACCTTAAGCGCGTTGTACTGCGCTCGGCGCTTTTTGTCGTATTCCTGAAGGGCAGCTTTGTAATCGCTTGAAAACCGCCTATAATGCGGAGCTGCTTTCCCATAAGCAAACGTTCTCTCCAGGGAGTAATATCCGCCGTTGTGGCAAACGCGAACCTCTCTAACGCCATAATCGAATGCCGTCTCGAGATCTTTCTGGCTGAATGTTCCGCCTGTTGGATGGTTATGGGTGACGATTGCATTTGACAGCTTTCCGGCATCCGAATCCGGAACATTTATGCCGTCCTTGTTGCCGGTATGTTCGACGACTCGTTCACCTTTAAGGTTGATTGCAATAAGCCGTTCATAGGAAAGGCCCCGAATACTGTCCTCGGCGGATTTCAGTTCTTTTCTTACACGCTTCTGGTAAGCACCATATCCGTGGCCCATGTTACCATACCCTCCCGGGCGAATCAAGTTTCTTCTTCGGCTTCCCCGTCCCGGTGGATCAGCTCTGCTGTGTCGCCTGTCAGGGCCTCGTAGCGTCCGATGATCGCGTCAACGTAGCGCGGGTCGTACTCCATGCAGAAACCGCGACGTCCGTCCTGCTCGGCGGCAATGATTGTCGTGCCGGAGCCAGCGAACAGGTCGAGGACGATGTCGCCTCCCTTGGTGTTGTTCTTGATCTGGTAGTCGAAAAGCAGGACCGGCTTCATCGTCGGGTGGATGTCGTTTTTCTTCGGCTTGTCAAACTCGAGGACCGTTGTCTGCTTCCGGTCGCTGGCCCACAGGTGAGACGCGCCCTCCTTCCAGCCGTACAGGCACGGCTCGTGCCGCCACTGGTAGTCCTGCCGTCCCATGACCAGGGCGTTTTTGACCCAGATCAGGCATTGTCTCACGGTCCAGCCCACCATGTCGCAGGCGTTTCGGAAAATGCTGCCGTTGGAATCCGCATGCCAGATGTAGAAAACCGCTCCGGGTTTCATCACCTGGTTTGCTGCATCAAAGGCATCCGCCAGGAAGTGCAGGAACTCCTCGCCCTTGAGCTTGTCGTTCTCGATCTTCATGCCGGTGCCGCCTTCGTAATCCACACCGTAAGGCGGGTCGGTAAGTAGCATGTCGGCCAGCTCCCCGCCCATGAGGGCCTTAACCATCTCCGGGTTGGTGGAATCGCCACACATAAGCCGGTGCCGCCCGAGCTGGTAGATGTCGCCCAGCTTGGACTTCGGTTCCTCCGGGAGCGGCTCGTCGTAATCGTCCTCGTAGGCTTCGTCTTCGGCAACGCCTATGCTATCGAGATTAAACAGGTTTCCGAAGTCGCTCAGATCGACCTCGGACAGCTCCATGACCAGGTTGTCGAAGTCCCAGGAGGAAAGCTCTGCGGTTTTGTTGTGCATGATCGCGTATTCCCGGCGTTCCTCGTCGGTCATGTGGTCCAGGTGGACAACAGGAACCTCCTTCATTCGGAGCTTCTTGCAGGCCAGCAGGCGACCGTGGCCCTCAACAATGATGTTCTTATCGGACCACACGCCAATCGGGTCGTTCATGCCGTACTTCTTGATCGAGAGGGCAATCGCGTCAACGTCGTCCTTCGCGTGGGCGCGTGTGTTCCGCTCGTAGGGTGTCAGGGCACTGATCGGCAGGTATTCAATTCTCAGCTTTTCCTCGTCCATGGGGCCTCCGTTTTATTTGTTTTTCTTCTCTTTTGCGCTCTTTGCCATGCGCTCTCCGTTGGTGTTCTTCATCTTAGTCACCGGGATGCCGCCGAAGTCGAACCCCAGGTCGGAGCCGTATAAAATAATGCCGGTCGGCTCCAACCGCTCCATCGCGGCTGTCATGCCATCGAACCAGCATTTCTTGTCCTCTTTGTTTTTCGCGCACCCGACCGTCTCAACGGCAAGGACGCTGTGTTTCGGCATGCCGTCGAAGCAGAACTCGTAGCTCTCCGGCGTACTCCACATGATCGCCGGAATAACCTCGATGCCGTAGTCCTGCATCATCTGTGTCAGGAGCCGGTTTCTAAAGGTGTTCCAGATCTGCATGGCGATTGGCATGTCCGTGTACAGGGAGAAGTCCGGCGAAATACAGCAATCAAAGCGTTTCAGCTTCTCAAAATACTGAAACGGGCTATTCCAAATCCTCTCAAACATGTAGTCGTAGAGATAGAAGTGAACGCCCTTTTCAAACTCCTGAGACGGGAGCATGTGGTCAAAGCCGATCAGGCCCTTCGGAACGTGCTGTGTGGGCCGGTTGGTTGGCATGTTGTACTTGCCCTCGACGCGGGTCTCGTCGTACCACTTAAAGTTGGAGATTTCGAATGACCGCTCTCGCGTCTCCCCGTAGTAGGAATACTTGTCGCTGGCGTGGTTCTTTTTCCACACCGGCGCTTCTTCCTCGTCCGGTTCCTCCGGCTCGATTTCTGGAACGTCAAGCCCCCAATCGAGTGAATCTGTCAGCCCGCCGAAATCCAGGTCGGCAATCTCCTCGGCCAGCAGATCAAAGTCCCACTGGCTTTTCTCGCCCACCTTGTTGTCATATAGGCGGAATTTGCGCTTCTGCTCCTCCGTAAGGCCGGTAACAAGAATAACCTGAGCCTCTTCTTCCCCCATCGCCATTAGGGCCTTTTGTCTGGAATGCCCAGCCAATATCTCGTTGTTCTCATCAACCACTATTGGGGAATTATATCCGGTTTGCTCCATGCTTTTTACGAGATCTGGAATTGTTGCATCGTTAAATCTCGCATTTTTTGCATATGGGATTAAGTCGGTGAGCTTTCTGGTTACAAGTTCCATCAGATCACGTCCTTATACGCGGTTTTATGCCAGATGGAATCAATGGTCTGCCGCCCCATGCCATAATCCGCACCGATTTTAGCTGATGTCTCGCCAGCAGCTTTTCTTTTTCTGATTTCCTTAACCTGTTCTGGCGATAGCCTTCTTTTTTTGCGGCGCGTCGCATTTCCTTTCTTCGCCATTTCACTCAGCTCTGCATAATTGCGCAAACCGGTCTGAAATGCGTGTCTGTTGTTTTCGCTTCTCGTACACCACTCCAAGTTGCTGGCATTGTTATTCTGCTTATTCCCGTCTTTGTGATTCACTTCGGAGCACCCGCGAGGGTTATCGCAAAACGCTTCCGCAACCAAACGATGTATATAAGCGTCGTGGCCACTTATTACTGCTCTTAAGTAACCATTCGTATGAACCCGCTTCTTTTGCGATTCCCATTTTCGGTGATAGCTGTGGTATCGGAATACATCCCCGCTACTGGTTACGATGTACTTATCATCGATAACTGCGGTATTTTCATCCATTCTTACAATATTCATTTCTGCTCTCTTTCTCTGCCCTCACTGAATAAGGCATAGAAAAAGCACGGGGAGAGCAGTTCCCGTGCTTATCGGCGTTGCAATCGCCGTCTATGCCGCTAAAAGGCTTATACCTTAAAGCCGTTTTTATGCGCACGGTTGCGAAGTTCGGGTGTAAAGTGTACCCTGTGAAGATCTCGTGCGACTTGTGTATTCTTCATTTCCATAAAATGCTACCGAGTCCCCACCTCGACCCATGGTTCCTACTTTCGCAGTTTGGT